GGTCTGCTGCTAAAGCATTGATACCACTAGCGGTTAACTTACAAGCAGAACCATACTCACCAGTATTAGGGTCAGTAATATTCACACCTACAGTGTCACCAATTGGACATGAACACGCACTACCACTATTTGTAACCCTGAAATCACCCTTAGGGTCTACAAACCTCAAGTAGTACTCAGAACCGATAAGTTCCATATCACCAAGTGTACTACCAGCTAAAATCCATTGACAAGTTAATTTACACCCTATATTAGCGAAACTAGAACAAAGATGACCACAATTAACTAATTCCCATTCGAATGTAGTACCCGTACTTACATTTATATATTCTTCGTGGTAATATGAATCACCAAGTGTAAGACTTTGACAACAGTTTGGGTTTATATATTCTGTTTCTTTAGTATAATTAACTGAAGGTGTTCCGTCAGGCTCATATAATGTATATTCAGCTATAAAGTAAGTATCAGTTGGGTCTGGTGATGCACCAAGATAATTTTCTTGACATTTTTGGTCCTTTTGTAGGGAACTTAAAGCTCCACCAACCTTCTCAATATCAATCTTAAGTGCTTCGTCATCCTCTGGAATATCACAACCACAATCCGTTTCCTCTATCTGAGGACATGGGTCATCTATGATGTTGGTAGTTGCACTAACTAGGTTAGTTAAATTCTTACCATCATCGTTTTGAAGGTGTACGTATGTACTACCAGTATATTGATTTACAATACCATTATTATAGTTTGTAAATAACTGTGTCGTTCCTGTTGTAATTGTTGTTGATGTAAGTGTGAATGCCGTAAATGAAGGTATAATATTCTCTAATTGAGCAATATACTCCTTACCACTATCATATGGTCCAACATGCGGGTTGTTACCATGTAACACATATTGCGTTGCACCACTACCTGCGGTTTGTCTGTACCATTGACCACCCTTTTGGAAATACATGTTGGCATTGTCTCTGAAGAATTTTGGATACCCCTCATCATCTACATTGTATAATGATAAATCATTAGATAATCCATTATTTTCAAGAGTTGCGTAGAATAAATCCATATCAATTGGTTCCTTAGCAACATATACATGCTCATCGAACTCAATAAGCCCATCTGGTGCACCTATTAACTTGAAGAAAAACTCGATTGTCTTTCTTGTACCTTTAGATTTCCAAATCCAAGATGAGTTAAGTATAAGTCTCCTCCATAATTCAACTTCAGCCTCAGCTGGTGTAAGTCCTCTACTTTGCCCAGCGTAAGTTCTTGAACCGACGTCTAGGTATGAACTAATTAGGTCATTTTCTAGTATTGAGGAAGTTAATTCCCAACCAAGGACTCTAGCTAAGTATTTAGTTAACTGGTCTGGTGTATTTTCTTTCTTATCATATGTTACAACATTCGCAAATGATATACCATCGATATGTTTCTTAATTTCATCAAATTCCCTTCCATAAATCTTTAGGGTCTTGTTCATCTTTTGACCTGCAGTTTCTTCTTGACCACCATCACAATTAGGTACTGTATCAAAGTCAGATATAGCCTCAGCTGTAAGGAATCTAGTCATAAGGTCAGTTTCAATACCATCCTTACCCTTACTGATTTCCAATAGTTCATTAACGAATCTAACATACGATGCAGTATCGTAGTCAATATTATATCCGTCTTCTACTGGCCAGGTAAGGTCTTTCTCACTAAGTGTAAGTGTACCATCATCTTCCTCTATCTTATATTTATATGTTGACGTATATTTAGGGAGTGTAAGCCTATTTAATAAACTACTCTCATATTCACCTAAAGAATTAAAGAAAGTCTCCTCAATCGTCTTATTTGGCTTTATATGGTATGTTGGTGTACTTCCAGCTGAACCGTTAAATCCAAATGGGTCACCTTCCACCGTAAATGCTATTGTATCATTAGTAATACTTGTTGAACCTGTGTAATCTAATACATTGTATTCGTTACCACCTATTAATATTACATATTCAGAATAACTAACTGCTAATGTTCTTAGTTTGTTGTCTTGGTTGAATGTGTCTATTGTTGTTCCGTTAGTTAGGATATTAATATCAAACTTATTATTAATGAAATTAACGTCCACATTAAAGGTTGATTTATTTAGAACCGAATCATAATTGTAGTTAGATACTGTATCACCAACAACCGTATTAACACCATCATTTCTTAATGGGTTTAAATAAAGTGATGCTGGCCAATTTGTAATTATATTCTCAAGACTAACTCTCACGAATTCCGTAGCAGAACCAAAATATGCAAAATTACATAAGTCAGTATTATCTAAATTAAGTGTTACCTTTAGATTATTCTCGTTTAACAACTTACTACTTTCTGTTGTTACATTGTAACTATCAAGACAGTAGAAGTTACTAAATTTCTTAGTACTAAATATCCTACTAGTCCTACCACCGTAATTTGTGGTTGTTACGAAATTACCGAACGTAAAGACAGAACTATTTCCATCAGCACCCTCTGTTTGCTGATTACCTACTAGGTCATCACTGAAGTTTCTATATTCGATACCATCGTTATAAAATACTCTTTGTGCGTACCCAATTACCTTTACTTTATTATTCTCAGCCATCTAATTATGTGTTTGATACGTCATTAAAACCCTTTGTGAAGTCAATGTTGTTAAGTCTATTTTCTTTAATCTCGAATAATGGTTTACCAGTAAATCTATCCTTAATTTCATATAAGTTGTATTGCTTATAAATTTCATCATTAAAGTTGTATATTGTATAGATACCATCCTCAAGACTTTTAGCTTGATTACCAAACATACCAATAGCAAGACTCTCTATATCGTAATCAACAATCTCAATTTCCATAATAAATGGAGAGAAGAATGTATTTGTGATTATAATATTTTGGTTCGGTGAACCGATGAATGGTAATGCACTTGGGTTAACGTTTGTTGGTGCAGATGGTGACAATGTACAAAATGTAAGTGTTGAGTTATCGTTAAATCTGTACCTAATAGCTTTTTGATTAACATTTGTTAAGTTCTGGTTAACAGGTTCTGCCCTGTTATTAGAAGTAACTATCCTAAAGAAGTTCTTAATCTTTTTATCAGCTACTGTTGAGTCAGTATTAAGATATTCAATCTTATAACCCACAAGGTTGTTGTTCTCGAACGCTTCAATTGCTTGAGCTACGTTAGCATCTGATGTGTCTAATACTATTCCCTTAATATCAGGGAACGCTGATAATACACCACAATCTACAATCTTAGTTCTAATTTCTGTTGGTTTGAACGCTATTGTATAAATTCCCTTTGTTCCAAAACTACTGACTGGTAATCTTAGTGTATATAATCCACCGAAGATTTCAAACCCACTTGTATTATTAGGGTTATTAATTGCTATCAAGTTAGACGAGTCTAATTTGAATACATTTGTATTAGATGATTCTCTGTTTTCTGAATAAAACACTGTCATTTCTACGTCACCTGGTGACATGTCTGCAGGTCTTACTGTACCGTATACTCCACTTGCCATTTTTCTTTCTTTTTTACTTCTTTATTATAAATATCAATATCTTCGTAAATTATAGAAACCATTTCCATAATTTATTAATTCTGACATATTTCTTATTTCACTAAGTTGCATATGACTCTGAATAACTGTAGCTCTACCCCTATCAATGAATAAATCATTGAACACTGTAGGTGTTGAAGTTATACCAAATAAATAATCTTCCTTAGTTTCAGCCGATAAATGAACGTTAGTATCATTAAACCCTTCTGAGGTGTATCTCATCTCGGTATAGGGTATTTCGTATTTACCGAATATTGTCCCTGATATTATTCTAGTTGTTGCTGTTGTAGTGGTGTAATAAACACCTCTCTGAGGGTTTGGTAACGTTGATAATCCGACTGGACTAACATCACCATCACTCAAGTATGTTATTGGGTCTAAGTTTGAATTACTTATAATTCTACTAGCCCCAGTAAAACTTACGTTTTGATAATCGTGTGTATCCACTCTATCTATATCAAACCCTAACTTAAATTTATCAGAAGCATCATACGATGTCATCGTAGCTAATTTATCTTCTGTAAGGCCTGTAATTAACATTCCCTTTATGAAATATTGGTTAAGTGCTTTATTTGGGTACCTTGTACTTGGGTATTCTCCTGTTTGTAGGAATGTACTTATACCACCAGTCATGAAATTAAACGTATAAGCAGTTAATTTAGGTGTTAATGGTGTGTAATCAACTAATAATGTAGTGTTGTTTGGATATGTAGAGTAATCACCCTTAGCAATAAAAGGCATCTCGGTTGAAATACCCATATCATCACCGTCTTGTGTAAAGAATATGTTAACATTGAATGTTGTTGCAGTTAGTTTACCCCAATTAGAATCTTCTCTACTGGTGTAATCATCTAATGCTATTTTTCTCTTTATAATCTCCATTACGTTGTACTTAATTCCTGTAAGTTAACTACGTACTTATTCGTACCAGTTTTTTGGACGTTACTTGAGTAATTTATATCTATCTCATAGAAATACCCATCAACATCTCTTGTTAATATATATCTCGTGTATAGGTTATTTTTTACTGACCCAGGTGGTAAAATGTCTTTTGTCGTTAACATTAAGTCCTCAATACCAACATTAGGTACTAATGATGACATGAGACCTGTTGAAATACCATCCTTAGCATTATTAAACGTTGCTCGCATGTATAAGTATTTATTCACTGTAGGTATTATCTCATCCTTAAAGTGATATATTGAAAAACCCTCCCCGTTGAGCGTTCTGTCTACGGTTGTGTCGCCAAGTATAAATT